CCAAATAATAGTCCATGCACTGCCGCCTCTTTGGTAGCAGGGCAAGTATAAATAGTTGTAGCTGTATTACCAATAGCTACAGGTTTTCCTTTAAGTGCCATTTATTAGCCTCCAAAGATTAATGCCATTGCAACTGGATTCGGGAATGAATTCACTGTTGCTTCTACGTTTGTTAAATCAGATTGTGTTGCTACAGCTACAGGCTCAAAGTTACCTGAACTAGAGCTGTAGATTAAGCCGTCGCCATCCGCTATGGCTGAAAGGTCAACGTCATTTGCATCACCAACACTAAAGTTAGCAAGTTCAAATGTACCAAAACCTACAATAGCTAGTTCGTCACCTGCCGAAGCTGCTGATGCAAGTACAATAGAAGTGCCGTTGGTAGCTGTAAAGTCTGTAGTAGGCTTCAGTTTGATGCCGTTTAGATAAACGTCAACATAGCCTGAGTCATAGGTAGCGGGGAAATCAGTAGTTGAACTACCATCGTATGATCCCGAAGCTGTGCCTACAACATAGTCATAGCGAGCTGAGGTGCCGTTGATAGACGAACCTGCAAGCTGCCAACCACCACTGCCACGAACCTTCATAGACTGTACGGTTGTGTCAAACCACAAATCACCTTCTGTTGGTGAAGCGGGCTCTGTAGCACCAATAAAGTATGTATCAGCAAATGCGTTTACGTTAGTAAGGTTAGATGCAACAGTATTAATGTTTGTAATTGCACCGCCAACATTGTTAATATTGGTAATATTAGTTGCAACTGTGCCGATGTCAGTAGCGTCGTTAGCTACAGCGGTAACATTAGCAGAAATACCCGCAACTGCGGTCACATCGCTTGAGATGCCCGCTACAGTTGTTACATTAGCATTATTACCTGCTACAGTTGTAACGTTACCTGAAATACCTGCTACTGTGTTTACGTTAGCAATATTAGTTGATACTGTGCCAATGTCAGTGCCGTCAGCGGCTACTGTAGAAACATCAGAAGAAATACCTGCAACGGTTGTGACATTAGACGAGATACCTGCAACAGTTGTAACGTTGCCAGAAATACCAGAAACGGTAGTCACATCAGTGTCAATACCTGCAACAGTAGTTACATCAGTATCGATAGCACCAACTTTGTTTACGTTAGCAATATTGTTAGCTACAACTTCAATCTCAGAAGTTGCTTCTTGTAGATCCAAAGCTGCTACTTCAACCTCAGAGATAGCCTCATTAAGGTCGTTAGCTACAGTGATAACATCGTTAATGTTAGATGCTACAGTGTTTACTGAAGCAATGTTTGAAGCTACAGTTGAAACGTTAGTATTATTACTACCAACAGTGTTTACATTTGCAATATTACTTGAAACTGTGTTTACGTTTGCAATACTACCTGCAACGGTAGTTACATTGGTTGATACACCTGCAACTGTCTGGATAGCATCAGTTGAATCTGTGCCATCTTCAATATCAGCAAGAATTTGAATATCTGCTTCAATATCAGCTAAGGTATTTACATCTGCGATATTAGTACCAACAGTATTCACATCAGCGATGTTAGTTGCTACAATATCAATATTAGTTGTGATTGCAAGCTGACCGATGGCTTCCTCAGATTGTACAACCAAGACGTCAAGCTGACTCCCATCGGGGACGTCAGCTACGTCAATGAATACAATTGAATTATTTACAATGTCGTACTTAGAGCGATCATTGATAATAGCACCATCTACTTCAAGCCTACAATAGTTATCTCCCTTGATGGATGACGGAATAGGAAATACCCGTGTTGCCCCATCAAGGTCGAAGGAATGTCGTGAAGGAGTTTCCATTTATTTTCCTTATTTCATTTCTCGAGAAGTAGTTGAGAATAGACCCTCAACAACTATTGAAGTTATTTTAAAATCATCTGAAGATGAATCTTTAATCGTAATATCTGCTTTGCCTACTTTAGACGAAACGTGAAGATCAAGGTCTTTAAGACCATACTGACTTTCTTTTGTGAACGTTGTGTTGTAATCTTTACGATACACATCAGCATTGAATGTACCTTCACCTTCGATTGTGATCTTTTTGATCAGCATTTTGTTCATAGGTGTGCGTACATTTCCTAGCTGTGGGTAGTAATCAGGCAACAATATTCGTGACTCATATGGATACGAAGTAATAGTTACACCATCAGCTGAAGACGTATCAAAGTTGCTATCTGCAACATCATAATCTAGTTGCAATGTGTGATAGCGATAGTCATTGGCTGTTTTACAGATTACTAGCAAAGTTGACTTGATGTTATGGAATTCAAATGAATTTTCTTGGTGTTCAAGATCATTTAACAGTTCCCATTTACTCCAAGCAGACTGAATACGTTGTGATCCATCTTCTTTGTAGTTATAGAGGTAGATGATATGATTAGCTGTACAACAAAGTACATAACCAAGAACACCATCTGCGATAAGTTTAACAATCGGCTCTTGTAAGTACGAAGGTGTGCTTATGTTAAGGTCTACACCTTTAACGCTTAAGTTATCACCTTTAATGTATTCACGAAGCTGTTGTCGATTGTCGGTTGTTGATATAAAATACAAACTATCATTAATTACAATTGGCTCTACGTTGATAGCCATAGGATAGTTAGTTGTATTCTGAATAGCTACTGTACTAGGTGAGAAAGCACCTTCAGACACCATCTCGTACTGTGCATACTGTGTAAAGATGTACAGTGAGTTGTTAAAAGGTTTCACATAGTAGATTTGGCTGTCTTGGTTTGTAGCAACAGTTACGTCAACAACGTCTGTGTCCACAATGTCAAGTGCCGTAGTAGCATAGAAATTTGTATAGTTAGCTGCCTCAGAAAGCGTAACGCTGTCAGCAGATGCAATACCCAGACGATTCTTGTAGAAGAACATATCTGTGATCTTACGACGGTTACCATCAACATCAGGAGCAAACGATGGATCTGGGTTATTGTCTAGGTTACCTACACGAGGCAGTGACCAATCAACCAAGTCCAATTGAAATGTCGAGATACCGGCTGTGATGTTTTGACGATCACACTTAATAGGCATCAAAGTAAGCTTACCACGATCAGCCGCAGGGTCTAGACACTCTTCCCAAGAAGAGCCATTCCACTTTACATAGTATTCTGTGAAGTCATTGTTGTCTGAACCTGTGATGTTTACATATACATCATCGTATGGCATCTCACGAGGCAAGTCAGTAATTTTGTTAACTGAGCCTTTCCAACCTTCAGATGCTTGGTCACCCCAAGAGTCCCAAGTGCTAAATGTAAAGTCAGCACCATCAGCTCTCCAGATCTTTAAAATCGAACCGTTCTTAGAGCATGAAAAGCCGTTAGAGCCATCAATAAGACCCTGTAAATATGCTGCTGCATAATCTGAATCTTCAAATCCTGTTGGGGGATCAGTAGTTGCACCGTCAGGTTTATTAGGATTACACTCATAGGTTGTGCCGTTAAGGTACACAGCATAGTTGTACGGATTGTAACGGTCACCTGAGCCACGCTTTAGCCAGTAATAGGCTTCACGATCATAATTAGCTTTTAGAGGCTCTGTCTCGTCATAGTCGAAATCAACCTCAGCATTTCTAGAGAAGAGCCAAGTACGGTCTTGTACTGTCAAACCCTTAAGGTTACCTTCACGAAGATAAGCCTTAACCTCAGCTTCAGTTGAAGCTTGATAGGTTACATTCATTTCTGTACCATCTTTGTGATAGATTAGCACAGGATCATCAGGATCATCGTTCTCTAAGAAAATATATTCTTCGTTGTTAGTTCCACGATCATAGGTGTGGAATGTAGTAGCTTCTTCAAGAGTAGGATTAGCATCAAAATCTAACACCTTAACAAACTTTGCAGGTGGACGCTTAGTTAAGCCTACAACCAAATCAGGTACACAGTTGACCATCTCTTTACATTGGTTATCTAGAATAAGCTCTGGACTTTGTTGTGATACACCGTTAAAGAAAGGAGGGTAGACTTTATTAATCTTAGCCATTGTTCCTCCTTAGATTACGGCTGTTGGGTTAGTACCACGATCAATCAGTCGATTGCCTCGTACCAAATTAAACTTAGATTGTTTGAGATGTTCTTTCTCAAGTTTGATACGTTGCATATTAATTTTTGTTTCCAACTCACGCTGAGTTGTTTCGTCACCATTCAAGTATACATGAAGGTGCTTAGCCGCAACCAACACAACATATGTGCGGAAGACGTCTGGAATATTGTCAAAAGTAATTTCTAGGCGGCAAGTAAGTTCTACGTTTTCTGTGAACGTGCTTGATAGTGTTTCTTTTTCATAAAGATCACCACCTTCTTTGAAATACTCTATGCTTTCAAAAGCAATTAAGTTACTGGGTAATGTGATACGACCAGTTGTATCTGGTACAAATTCCACATCAAAAGTATTGAACCACCATTTCTCTTCTTGTTCTTCTCGGAGTGTTTCTGCTAGAATAGTCTGAGCCTGTAAAGCTTCGTGACCTTCAGGCAAACTGGTTAAGACAACAGTAGAAGGGATTGGTAGCTCACCGATATACCGAAGCATACGGTTGATAGCATCAATTTCTGTCATTTTTATTATTTCCTTCGTATTTGCAAATACTCTAGCCTTCCTAAAATATTCACAAATAGGAAAAGGGAGAGCCCCGAAGGACTCCCCCAATATAGGCTAGTAACCTATTATGCGTTACCACCAGTGATAACACAAGATGCGCCCGGCTTCAATACGCCCATACCGTAAGAGTAGTATGTGGTCATCAAAGTCGCCAATTGCTCAGGGATGTAGTTAACTTCAGAAGTTACGTCCATCAACTTAGCAACTGCAACACACTCAGAAGTGAACAGCAATGCTTTCAACTTCTTGTCGGTGCCGCCAACGTCAACAGCAGCGTCTTGGTTGGTGTAGTTAGACTTGTAAATACGGATACCTGCAACTTCCATTACAGTACCCTTGTCCAAACCACCATTAGTACCTGCGGTGATGTCTTTGTTTACAGCATCAGACTGTGCAAGGTAAGAGTAGATTACTGGAGAAACTACCAAGTACTTCTCACCAGTTACGTCTTTCTCTTCCATTGCCGCAGCAGCAGCAAACACAGCTTCGATCAAAGCGTCGCCCTTAGCTTTAGGGGTAGCACCTGAATCGATGGTGTCGTTGTTAACTTCAGTACCGTCAGCTTGAACAGCTGAGCCACCGATAGTACCAGAGGTCTGAGAAGCAGTAAGGATCATAGCTGCTACAGCTTTGTCGATCTTAACAGCAAGTGCTTCACCTGCTTGCTTCGCCAACTCGCCACGAGTTTCAAAGTGAAGAACCTTCTCTTCAAACTTGTCAACTGCCAACGCGAAGTATTCGAGTGCATCAATGTTGATGATACGCTCTTTAACCGCGATGGTGCTCATGGTGAGCTCAGTACCCGGAACGTGGGTGTTGGTATCTGAGTCAGAAGACTGACCAATTACTGGGATAGAGATTGATGAACCTGAGTCGATAGACTTAGTGGTTACCAAATCAAGGAAAACTTGCTTACGGTCAAATGCAGTCAAGACTGAGCCGTAGTAGATTTCCAGTGCATTGTCCATATCCGTTGGTAAACCACGCGGAGTAGAACTATTGTTACCAATATTATTTACAGTTAAAGCCATTTTTATTGCCTCAATGATTATAGTTATATTAAATATGTAATCTCGTAGCTGTTAGTTTTTTCTTCTTCTTTAAGTTGTCCTAGTACCTAGAGCGCATCGTAGGTGTGTCGGGCTTAC